GTAATTATCGTATTCCCCCTGTACCACAAAAAGGTTGATAGGGTGCTGTGTTCCTATAGCCAATGACCCGTTTATATTTTTAAGTAAACTTATGATGTTCTCTAACGCCGTTGCATTTGGAACAGACTGAACCTCACAGTTTATGTCAATGTCACTGAAATCGTTGTATTTAGGTGTCAGTATACTACCTATTACAAAATAATCAAGAACTGGGATTATGCTATGCACTTGCTCCACGCCTCTAATTATCTGCTGTTTAATTCTGTTATTGATTATCGGAGCACCTACTTCTGGAAATTGAAATACGCTAGGGTCTAAACCATCCCTTGGTATATCCAGAACTGATTCCGATAGAAACCAATTGTTGTATAATTTATCAAAACTCATATGAACCTCTCTAATTATTTAGCGATGCACACAAAAAAAGGAAGGTATAAACCTTCCCTTTTTTGTATTAATGTTTAATTGAATGATTATTCAAATAATGAAGCACCTTTACCATCGACTGCCGCACCTGATCCATTAGCCTTCAAAGAGGTTTTTGGGCCAAGCGTAGTAGCTTTAGCGTTGGTAGGCTTTCCACCATTTTCCTGTCCACTTGAAGCGGAGGAAACGGCTTTCTTAACAACCTTAACGGCCTTAACCTTCATGTTACCTTTACTCTGAAGCGTTGCTGTAGAGTCAGGGGCTGGTGTAGATTCAACAGCTTCTTCGGCAAAGTCGCCTTCTGGAGCCATTTCATCGTCGATAAGTTCGCCATCTTCTGGCATACCTTCATCACCTTCGTAATTATCAGCAATCTGACCAACTACATCAGCTAGTTGACGGAAAAGTTCACCAAGTGATTTTGGTTCCAAGTCGCCTTCTAATGCTTCTGCATCAGCTTCGTCTTCACCTGCTGGCACAAAGTCACCCATTTCATCATCAAAGCCTTTACCTTCAATTCCAAGGTCATCAGCTTCCTGAACCACCTTTTTATAAAGTGCATCGAATTTGCTTCCAGCGTTCTCTTTCACAGAGGTGACTGTACCTTTGCTGTCATCGACAGTTTTAGGCTTGCCCTGAAGATCAGCATCAGCATCTGAGGCTTTCTCTACTTCCGTGTTATCAGCACCTGTTCCCTTTTGAGCACCAGTAGTTGGGCCTTCCAGATCTTGAGGTTTGTTAGTACCCGAACTTCCTGCAACCATTTTTTTGGTCTCAGCACCTTCAGTAAGTACGTACATACTATTGTAGCACTCTTCCAATTCTTGTTTCGTTTGTCTATTCATAATATCTCCTTTGAATTATTTATCATTGTATGATCGAAAAACTAGATTATTTTTGACATTAAATCGATTATTATCCGTTTTTTTCATTCATATTTTTCTTTTATCTATAAATACTTATAGGACGGCATGAATGTATCAAGTATTTTTAAGGGGAATTATGAAAGTAAGTTTGGATGATAAGATAGAGTTAGCAATAAATGAAGACAAGTTCTCGGGTGGATTGGGCGATGAAGCGACCCCTGAGAGTTTAGCATCAAAACATGATTGCCCGTTAGGGTTGATAGAGTTGATGATAGACTGGGGCATTAAGGTAGAGATGGAACATACTGATGACGAAACCATGGCAAAGGAAATCGCTTTGGATCACATCACAGAAGACCCTGTATACTATGTGAAGTTGAAGCAGATGGAGGATGAGGGTTAATATGCACATCAATGTCGAACATTTATTAAGCAAGTTATCCGAGGAATCGATTTCCGATGGCGTTGTCACCTATCATGGTGACGACTTTGGGACATCGAAAGTAACTATTAAAAATATGTGGCTAGATGGAAACTCTCAAGAGGGTATTGGTATATATTTTGGGCCAGCATCTGTTGCTGAAGGTTATGGGAAATATATATCAAAAGCACTAGTTGACCCTAGTAGGTACATAGAGTCCAGAGAAAACACTCTAGATGCTATTGGGGTTGATAATCTAGCGAAGATACTCGAAGAATGTTGGAAGGCAGACGCAGAACAGATGTATTATCTGGCAACTGATTATGGAATTGATATACCAGAACCCGAAGATATCGAAGACTATCATATGGAAATGGTAGCGGGATTATTAGGTAATAATGAAATAAGACACATTCAAGTTGAAATAGTTCAAGCATTCAACATTGAAATCTTAGTAAAGGCTTGGATGAAAGTTCTTCCAGATGTTCACGGATTGAAGGAGAGCGACAATGAGTTTTTCATTGTAATTAATACAGGAGTTGGGGTTACCCCAGTTAATTTTTAAGGAGTTAAATGAAAATCGATCTACAAAATTTAATATCAGAAGCTACAACACCGCGAATATTATACCACGGATCTGGCATGGAATTCGATGAATTTGATGCATCAAAATCCCAGTCAGCTACCGAGCAGGCTCATCATGGGTATGGCACGTATTTGGTTGATAACGAGGATACCGCTAGGGAATATGTAGATAATTACGCACTTAACGGTGCTGGTTATATTTACAGTTGTAGGGTTCTAAGCGACACAACAATAGAATCGTGGGATGAAATGATACCTCTAGATGAATTTGAAAGAATGGCTGATGAACTTGAAGATGTAGATCCTGATCTAAGTGAAGAGATGAAGAACTACCCAGAGGGATATCAAGGTGAGACGTTTACGTACGGGGAATTATATAGCATTTTAAAGTCAGTAGCGGGTTATGAAAACCCAAATAAGTTTTTTAAAGAGTTTTACATTGATGGATTTTATGGATCAAATAGAATTCATCCTAATAGCGTCGAATATTGTATTTTCGACAGTAAAAATATAAAGATAATCGGGAAAGAACCGATAAGGAGTTAATTATGGCAGTAAACAATTTTGATCCCAGCATTTATATGGGAAATCCGAACCTACCTTCAGTAAAGGCAGAGTTTGAATACACACCTGAAATGGTTAAAGAGATGACAAAGTGTGGAAAGAGTATTACTCATTTCGCTGAAAATCATTTCTTCATCACTACACTAGACCACGGTAAGCAGAAGATATCACTCTTCCGTCCACAACGGCGAATTATCAAATGTCTAGGAAAGCACAATCGTGTTGTATGTTTGGCCTCCCGTCAGACAGGTAAGACCACACTTATGACAATTTATGCACTCTGGATGACATGTTTCCAAGGTGATAAGACCGTTATGATCGTGGCTAATAAAGAATCTACAGCTATTAGTATCCTTAGAAGGATTAGAATGGCGTACGAGTATCTTCCTAACTGGCTTAAGCCGGGTATAAAACAATGGGGTAAGACTGAGGTTGTTTTTGCAAATGACTCACGTATTACTATCAGTTCTACGTCTAGTAGCTCATCTCGTGGTGAAACTGCTAACTGTCTAATCATTGATGAGGCCGCTTTTATTCAGCCACATATCATGGACGAATTCTGGAATTCTGTTATTCCTATTATTTCATCATCATCCGAAACTAAGATTTTCTTAATTTCAACTCCTAATGGTACCTCCAATAAGTTTTATCAGATTTATTCTGAAGCAGAACGTGGGGAAAGTAAGGAATGGCATCACGAAAAGATGGAGTGGCATGAGCTACCGGGAAGAGGAAAGAAGTGGAAGCAGAGTATGATCGAATCTCTCGGCTCTCAGGAATCCTTTAATCAGGAGTTTGGTTGTCAGTTTATTGAAACTGGTGAAAGTGCAGTGGATGGTAATATTCTTGACAGATGGAGAAAGACCCGAAAGCCTCCGATTGCTCTTTTGGAAGATGGACATTATCAAATTTGGGAAAAACCAGACCCAGATCGACTGTATAGTATAGGTGTGGATGTGAGTGAGGGTGTGGGTGAAGCCGCATCTGTCGCACAAGTCCTTGATATTACGGATCTTACAAATATCAGACAGGTGGCTTGCTTCCATGACAAGTTAATCGATCCTCATTTCTTTGGAGAAGTTCTATTTAGAATTGCAAACCAATGGGGTAGACCGTATTTGGCTATCGAGCGTAATAACTGTGGTGGTCAGGTCATCGACGAACTGTTCCACACGTTTGGGTATAATAAATTTGTAAACTTCACAACGACTACGAGTAATAATAATTTGGATAACCAGCGATTTGGGTGTTATTCGTCCACATCAACCAAATATAAAGGTGTTAGTAACATGAGATATTGGATTAACACTCTAGATGTTTTGGATGTTAATGATATTAACTTGGTGCAGGAGTTGGAGACGTTCATTAGAAGAGCTAATGGTGTCTGGAAGAAGAAAGACGGAAGAGATGTATACGATGACCGTGTTGATGCCCTGTTTTGGGCACTGCTACCATTGGATACTGACCTTTGTAGAGACTACTTTGACGTTCAAGCATACGATGAGCGTGGTAAACCAAGCCGAGTTCGGAATATACATATGGAAGCACCCCAATTTTATAAGTTGGACGATTTCTATCAAACAACTCCGGGTGCTCCAATGCCTATGTTATTTGGAATGGAGGCTAATGACCCTAATAACCCAGACACAAACGATTTGCTGGCTAGCGGTTGGTCACTTGTATAGGATTATTATGCTAAACCTCCAAAATATAATAACAAAAACGCTGGATGAGGTTCGATATGTCGATCCGAGGACTGCTAGTAATGAAAACGAATCCCCTATAATGGATAACGAGAAGATAAGAGTCTATCATGGTCTCTCATCTATGGAAGATGCGAAAAAAGTATTAGAGAACGGTCTATCTGGGGGAGTTCGTGCAAATCGAAGATATAGTTACGAGTTTGCAAACAACCCAAAGGGTCTATTCGTGACGATAGACTTGGATGTTGCCAAGGAATTTGGCGGTGGTGGTGTAATTATAGAGTTTACGACCAGCGTATCCGATTTGGAGGCTCCAGTGTGGAAAGGTGGAGATTACTTCGTACAGGGACAGTATACAAAGCAATTCAAAGATGACGAGGATCGCGAGTCTGAACGAATGAGCCAGCGAGAGCTTGGAGATAAAAGCGAAGATCCACGAATAAGTAAATCAGATCGAAGTGAATTAGCAAATACATTATTCAATAACAGAGAGAAACAGGCTCTTTACATTGGGGATCTCAATCCTAATATGATTAAGGCGGTATGGTATAACAAGACACTTCATAAGGATCGAAGAGTTAGCGGAGAATGGGAACGATATTCCAGAAAAGACTTTTTGAAAATGATGGAGTTCTCACCGTTGCCACCTATGGATAAGCAATCTGGGTTTTATGGGAAATTTAGACCTAGTGATAATTTCACATTTAAAGCATTCAATATAAATGGAAAATATCCAGTCTCATTTTTGGAACAATTATTCAATAAAAAAATTGATACTGCACGATCTGGCGAAGGTTGGGCACCCGACTACTATCCAAGGCAGTTAAAACAAGTATATAAAATAATAGATTCCCCAGAAGCCAATAAGGTGTTGGATATGATGAGGCAGAATGTTGATTATAAACAAATAGACGATTTCGTTAAGGAAATAATATGAAAGATAACACTTTACAGTCAGTTTTAAACAAACAGAGATTAGATAAATTTCGAATGGTATTCACACTACCCCCTATATTGAGGGATTTGAATACTAAAAGTTGGGATGCTATAACCGAGGAGCTTATTAATAGGGATTCTATGCAATCTTCCCTACACTCCGCAACCATTCCCGATGTTTCGGTTCCATCTAAGGCGATATCAACGATGGGTCAGACAATAAAGGTGACATCTCAGACCCGTGAGGCGTATGCACCCGTATCTTGTAAGTATGTGATAGATAGTAGGTTCAGAAACTACTGGGTCTTATGGAAATGGTTAGATGTCCTCAATAAAGCAAGAAAATCGGGCGTTGACGATCAACTCGCAAACCCTAATTCATATCTAGACAGTGTAGGGCAGATCCCAAAGCATGATGGTTATTGGGATTATCAGACTATTATTTCTATATTCCCACTCGATGAATATAATAAGGAAATGTGTGAATTTAAGTTCTTTAATGCATTTCCGACCAAATTATCTGGGATGAATTTTGAATTTCAGGATTCAACACAAGCCGAAGGTAATTTCGACTTTGAGTTTGGTCAGATGGAAGTCGTCATGGTTGGTGAGTAAAAGTTTATATTTTTAAGTTTTTTATAAAAAAAAACACTAAATAGTTAAAAGGAGAAAAATTATGGCTAGAACAATTGAAAGTCCGGGTGTACAAATTACAGAAATCGATTTGTCCCTGAGAGGAGGTCTTCCTATTGGAACTAATATTCTTATTAATGGGGTTACAGATCAAGGCCCATCACAGGAATTATTGAATGTTACTTCGATAGAAGAATACGAGCAAATCTACGGCGTTCCTACGAATGCGGCTGAGAGATATGCATATCATACAGTTAAGCAGGTGCTACAAACACCAGCGAAATTGCTATTTAACCGTTTACCTTATGGTAATACTGGTGGTGGAGAAGGTTACGATGATTCGGGTTATTCCGTATTGATGTACCCTGTATACACTGTGACACCTTCTACTACAGGTGCAATAGAAGACTACTCGGTGTTGAGTGGTGATTATTTAGTTGGTCGTCCTACACAGACGGTCATTTCCGAAGCCGAGTATATCAGTTGGCAACAGGGTGGTATCGAATGGGGTTCATTGACAAAAACATTTTCTGGTGGCGATGCTGACAGATTTGTTGAGGTTGGTAAGCCAGAAGATGCAGGTATCATCGTTATTAATAAATTACAGACGACTGTTAATCAGGACTTTGAGGGTTATTTTGTTGGTTTGTCCGACAATACTCAATCTTCAACTAGTGGATTAACACCAGATGTTGAATTCACAAGTATCAAAAGCATCGAAACTGGTGCTGGTGCAGATGGAAGTGACATTATTGGTAATGATTGGAATACACTCAGTGATACTCGTCTATCATTCGCACTATCGGGAAATATAACTGATACACCTGACAGTATCTCAGAAGCAATCGAAAGTGCCCCAACTTGGGACTTCGGTGCACAGGATTACAGAGATGGTTTGATTATCGGTCTTTATAAGTTTGCTCGTTCGGGTTATACCAGCGAAGAAAACGCATTAAGGTTCGCTGGAGTAGAAACACACGTTGGTTCACTCGGTGCTGATAGAAAATATACCCATCCTACTGGATTCCAAGAGACTACATTCTTCCTAGAGAAGTTGGTGGATCAATCCTCAACATACTTGGACGTAATGGTTAACCCTAACCTTTCAAAAGGCAACTGGTTGACTGACGAAGGTGTACCTTCACGTAAGGTTAATGTCTTGACTTCTGATATTCTTGAAACACTTAGCCCTAGTAACGTTGGAGTGTTGTCTTCTGATGCTGGTTACACCCTTGGTACCTATAAGGAAAAGGCTGAAGTGACTAAAGACGTTGGAGCAATCAAGCGTAAATTGGAATTGGGTCTTAGATTGGCAGATGATTGGGAAGTTTATCCATTGGATATAGTTCTTGACGCTGGGTTGTCTACAATTCATACCACTACTACTATCTTAGATGAAGGTGGTGAGTTTGATGACACAAAACCCGTTCCAATGGACAGTGATGCCGAAATGGTAGCTGTTGAAGAAAACTGGGCAACCATTGTCGGTGACTTTGACACATTCTGTCGGGACACTCGTAAAGATTGTATGTTTATTGCAGACTGTTACAGAAATATTCTTCTTAAAGGTAAGAACTACAAGACTCTTACTGATAAGTCTAAGAACTTCTCACAGGACATCTACTCGCCGCTCAAGCAATTGACGGCAAACATCAACAGTAATTACTCTGCGTTCTACGCACAGTGGTTGAGAGTATTCGATAATACGTCTAATGACTTCACATGGGTTCCATACTCTGGATTCCAAGGTGCTATCATGGCGAAACTGGATTCAAAACTCTACGCTTGGTCAGCACCCGCTGGTCTTGAGAATGGTATTGTAACTGGTGCAGTCGATGTTGCTCTTCAGTCCACTCAGAAACAGAGAGACTTGTTGTATCGTAATAACATTAACGCAGTTGTTGACTTCCCGAACGAAGGAATCGTATGTTGGGGTCAGAAGACCTTGCAGAAGAAGCCTAGTGCGTTCGATAGAATCAATGTTAGAAGATTGTTCTTGGCTCTTGAGAAATCTACACGTAGCCTGATGAAATACTTCGTATTCCAACCGAATACCGTATTCACTAGAACCCGTGTAGTTAATATCTTGACACCAATCTTCGATGTTGCTAAAAACAACGAAGGAGTTTACGATTATCGTATTATTTGCGATGGTCGAAACAACACTCCATCAGTTATTGATGCAAACGAAATGGTAGTAGATATCTACCTTAAGCCTGTTCGTACAGCAGAGTTCATCTTGGTGAACTTCTATGCGACTAGGACCGACCAGTCATTTGATGAGCTAATTTAGGTCACAAACTGTTGGTTATAAATAACTTAAGCCGATCCTACGGGGTCGGCTTTTGTTTGCATTTATCAAAATGCCATCTGTGCATAGCAGATGCTCCGCCAATCTTCTTACAGTGTGGACATACGACTTTGGGTTTAGGTATACCAATCTTAGCTTCGGACATTTTACGTTTAGTCTCTTCAGAGTTGTCTCT